GGTGGCTCGGTAGTTTTTCGGGTTCAAACATTCCGGAGTTGATGCTTCAACCACCCTGAGGAGGTTGCTATGACTAGTGGCGGCTCTCGTAATAGGTCTGGTCCGAAACCGACTGACACGTCACTGAATGCTGCGAAGCGCGGCCTTGAGTTTGATACGTTGCCCGCTGCCGGGTTCAACGGCGAGGCTCCGGAATTCCCGTTTTCTAAGGTCAGCGTCTACTTCATCTACAAGGATGACAAGGGTAAGCCTGTACGCGAGTTTGATGAGGACGCTACCCAGGAGCGGTTTACCCGCGAGTTGGAGTTGTGGGCGTGGGCTTGGTCCACTCCGCAGGCTACGGCTTGGATTGACGAGCCTTGGCGCTGGCATGCGGTGGCTATGTGGGTTCGTACTGCTGTTGTTTGCGAGTCCGCAGATGCGCAGGCCGCCGATAAGAACTCGCTGCATAGGTTTTCTGATCAGATCGGGCTTACTCCGGCTGGGCTGAAGGAGAACGGTTGGAAGATTGCTCCCGGTTCTTCTGAGCCTGCCGCTACCGGCACGACCGGCAAGCGCAAGGCGTCATCTCGTGCCCGGCTAAAGGTTGTGGGGAATGACGGATGATTTCAGCATCAACTTTGCGGCGGGTCAGACTCTAGGGTTTTTGGGCGCTGACTGGATCGAAACCCATTGTTCGGTGCCTGATGGTTTCGATAAGGGCCGGCCGTTCATCCCGTCTGATTGGCAGTTGCAGATCATTGCGAACCATTACCGGGTGAAGCAGTCGGCTAAGTGGAATCCTGAGCGGCCTGTTTTGGCTCCGGCGTTCACGTATCGGCGTTCCCAGGTGGTAGCGCCGCAGAAAACGGGCAAGGGTCCGTTGGCTGCGGCTGTGACGTTGCTTGAAGCGGCGGGCCCGATTGTCTTTGGTGGCTGGGCTGAGGGTGGCGAGGTGTATTCCTGCCATGAGCACGGTTGCGATTGCGATTTCTACTATGAGTATGAGCCTGGCGATGCGATGGGGATCCCGCGTAAGACGTCGTTGATTCAGCTTGTGGCGACGTCGGAGGAGCAGGTCGATAACGTTTACCGGCCTCTTCAGTCGATGGTTCGTGGCGGGCCTCTGGATTCGATCATGAAAACGGGCGAGCAGTTTGTGCGCTTGCCGAATGACGGGAAGATCGAGGCGGTTACGTCCTCGGCTCAGTCTCGCCTTGGTAACCCGATCAACTTTGCGAACTTTGACGAGTCGGGCATTTACACGATGCAGAACAAAATGGTTCGCGTGTCTGAGACTATGCGTCGTGGCCTGGCTGGCATGGGTGGCCGTTCGATTGAGTGGACGAACCCGTGGGATCCGTCCGAGAATAGCACGGCGCAGCGAACGTATGAGTCGAAGTCAACTGACATTTACCGCTTCTACCGGAAGCCGCCGGCCGATCTGTCCTATAAGAACAAGGTTGAGCGTCACCGGATCCACAAGTACGTCTATGCGGGTTCACCGTGGGTGGACTTGGCGGCGATTGAGGCTGAAGCGGCCGAGCTTATGGAGACGGACCCGGCGCAGGCGGAACGCTTTTACGGGAACCGCATTGTTCATGGTCTTGGTTCATGGCTTCGTGATGGTCTTTGGGATGGTGCGTATGCCGGAAACCTTGTGGCTGCCGAATCCGCCTGATGGTACGCAGGTTTCCGCCGGCTTTGACGGCTCGGAAAACAATGACTGGAGCGCCATTCAGTGCGAGACGATAGACGGTTTCAGTTTCACGCCGCGCTATGGTCCTGACCGGCGCCCGGCTGTGTGGAATCCGGCTGAGTGGGGCGGCTTCATTCCCCGCGGCGAGGTTCATGCTGCTGTCGATGAAATCTTCGAGCGCTACAAGATCGCACGATTCTACGCGGATCCACACGATTGGTATTCCGAAATCGGCGATTGGGCGATGAAGTACGGCGAGGAACACGTTTTCGAGTGGCCGACTAACCAGGTGGGCCGCATGTATCCGGAGATCCGCCGTTTCGAGATTGACCTCGCTCAGGGCCGCATTAAGCATGACGGGTGCCCGATCGCGACGGTTCACGCCGCGAACGCTAAGAAGATCGCCAAGCCGGGTCAGAAGTACGTCCTAGGTAAACCTGCCGACCATCAGAAGATCGACGTCATTATGGCGAAGATCCTAGCCCATACTGCCGCGTCAGACGCCCACGAGGACGGCTGGGGCGAAGTGACAGACAACCGAATGTTCGTGTTCAGATAAGGAGGCTTTCGTGGCTTTGAGTACCGAGCAGGCCGCCCTTGTCACGAAGCTGAACATGCAACTGGACACGCTGGGCCGTGATGATGAGCGGCTGGGCAAGTATTATGAGGGCTCGCAGGTTTTGGAGCATATCGGGCTTGCTGTTCCTCCTGAGTTGCGGAAGTTTGAGACGGTTATCAACTGGTCGCGGGTTGCCGTGGATTCGGTGGAGCAGCGGTTGCGGGTGAAGGATTTCATTCTTCCTGGCGAGAATCTGTCATCGACTGCCCTGCGTGAGCATTGGGACGCGAACAACCTCGACTCTGAGTCGGCGCTTCTGCACAAGGACACGCTGATTTACGGGCGCGGGTTCGTGTGCGTCGGCTCCAATGCTGAGGACGCCAATCACCCGATCATCACGGTTGAGTCTCCGCGTGAGATGACTGCTGTCGTGGATCCCAGGAGCCGCAGAATCAGTTCTGCGCTGCGTGTTTACGGTGCGACGAAAGAGGACCCGCAGCCTAAGTTTGCGACCCTCTATGAGCCGAATAGCACGGTCTGGCTGGAGAAGGTTTCCGGCGGCTGGGTCGAGTATGACCGCGACAACCACAATCTGGGCCGCGTCCCTATCGTAATGTTCCTGAACCGTCGCCGCACGGGCGACTGGCTCGGCGTTTCGGAGATGAAGGACGTTATTCCGCTGGTTGATTCGGCGGCGAGGGCGATCACGAACTTGCAGATCGCGCTTGAGACTCATGCTGTCCCGCAAAAGTGGGTACTCGGCATGTCCAAGGGTGACTTTGTGGACGCCGACGGCAACCCGATCCCCGCATGGCAGTCCTACTATTCCGCGATCTGGGCTAACCAGAACAAGGATGCCAAGGTGGGCCAGTTCAGCGCGTCGGATCTGAAGAACTTCCACGACACCATCAACCATTACGGGCAGATGGTGTCCTCTGTGACCGGCCTGCCTACCCGCTATCTCGGGCAGACGTCGGTCAACCCGGCGGCTGAGGGTGCGATCCGTGCTGATGAGTCCCGCCTGGTGCTGAATGCCGAGGGTAAGGCGTCCAACCTTGGCGACGGCTGGGCATGGGTGCAGGGTATCGCTGAGCGGTTCCGTACCGGCGTGTGGCCGATGGCGAATCAGATCAAAACTGAATGGTTCGACGCCGGCACGCCGACCTTCGCGCAGAAGGCCGATGCGCTCACGAAGCTCTACGCCAACGGCACGGGTGTTATCGCCCGCGAGTCGGTGCAGGACGAAATGGGTTGGTCGCAGGCGAAGAAGGACCGCGACCGGGCCTACCGCGAGGCTGAGCAGCAGGATCCCTATCTTGCACGGCTTGACGCTAAGGAGCCTGTGAATGTTGCAGCAGATACCGGAGACGGCGCTTAGTTACGCGGCTTTCCAGCGTGCGGAGATCAGGGCGGCGCTGGCTGCCACGTCTCGGCTTTGGCGTCGGATGGGCTCAGACTTCGATGCGTCTTACGCGAAGTTCGAGCCGTCACTCCTGGGGGTGCTGTTCACGGCGCAGGAGCGGGTCGCTGACGGCGCTTTGGCGTATGTCCCGGAGGTTCTTGGTGCTGATGCTCCGGAGCCGCTGTATGCGTCTGCTGGTGAGCGTTTCGTGGGCGTGGCTGGTGATGGTATGCCGGTCGCGTCGATGGCGTATGGCGCGGTGATCAACGCCAAGCTTGGTGTTGCTGCCGGCCTTGAGCCTAGTGTGGCGCTTGCTCGGGCTGGGCAGCATTTGAACCTGGTTGCCGGCACGATGCTTTCGGATACGGGGCGTGCTGCGGAGAAGGTTTCTGGCGGGGCTCACAGGGTGAAGTTGTGGACTCGGATGTTGAATCCGCCGTCGTGCGGGCGCTGCGTGATCCTGGCCGGCAAAACATCCCGTCAGAGTGAGGCGTTCAACCGTCATCCTGGCTGCGACTGCCGCAACGTGCCATCCACTGAGGATACGGGCGACGATGCGCGCACCGACCCGCACGCTTACCTCTCTGAACTGTCCGAGGCTGAACAGGACCGCGTTCTGGGGTCCAAGGCGAACGGGCAAGCGTTCCGCGACGGCGCCGACATGAACCAGCTCATCAACGCTTACCGCAAGGCTGGTGCTGTGAGGCCGGGGCAGATCAACGGGCAGGCGATCAAGTACACCCGCGAGGGTACGACGCGCCGCGGTCACGCTTACTGGCAGATGTCACAGGCTGGCTACGTCAAGGAGCAGGGCGTCTTTCGTGACGGCTCCAAGTACTTCCGAGTGAAGGCCCCGCGCCTCATGCCGGAAACCATTTACTCAATCGCCAAGGATTCAGCGGACGCCAAGCGGCTCCTGAAGCTCTACGGCTGGGTCGTTTAGGCCCCCACAATTCTCCCCTAGGCGCGATGCTTCGGGGTTTTTCCATCCGCGACGGAGGACAAACTATGTCGGAAGCAGTAACCGAACCAACCGCAGAAGCTCAGGCCCCGGCCGAGGTTGAAGCGGTCGAATCCCAGGAACTCGGGGACGGCGGCAAGAGGGCACTACAGGCGGAGCGCGAAGCCCGCAAGGTGGCCGAGAAAGCCAATGCCGAACTCGCAGCCAGGCTGAAGGAGTTTGAGGACTCCAAGCTCTCGGAACTGGACCGCGCTAAGAAGGTTGCGGAGGAATCCGCGGCTGAACTGGCGAAACTCAGGCACGAGAACACCCGCTCAAAGGTTGCCCTCGATAAGGGCATCCCGGCGGATCTGGTCGAGTTCCTGACGGGCGACACGGAGGGCGACATTGCCGCGAAGGCTGACCTCCTGCTGGCCCGGTTGAACACTCCCGGCACCCCGAAGCCCGACCCCTCGCAAGGCGCGAAGGGCGAAGGCGCCGCGCTCAACGGCGACCCGCTGTTGGACACGCTGAAAAACAAACTTGGGCTGAACTAGCCCCAACCTTTTAGGAGACTGTCATGGCGATCACCGCCGCAACTAAGCTCTCTGATTTCTCCGGTTTCCTGAACCGTGAGCAGTCGGCAGCTATCTTTGAGCAGGCCGCTAAGACCTCTGTGGTTCAGCAGCTTGCACCCCGTGTTCAGCTTGGCGTGAATGGCCAGTCGATCCCGGTTGTGACCGGCAAGGTTCAGGCCGGATGGGTCGCTGAAGGCGCCCAGAAGCCCGCGTCCAAGGGCTCGATGGCTCTCAAGACCATGGACCCGAAGAAGATTGCCGCGATCGCGGTTGTCTCCGCTGAAGTCCTGCGCGCCAACCCGGGCGGCTATGTTGACCTGATCCGCCCGCAGATCGCCGAAGCGTTCGCTGTGGCGTTCGACGCCGCGGCCCTGTATGGCACCGCGTCCCCGTTCACCACGAACCTTTCGACGGGTTCCAGCGTCCAGGAGTTCACCGGCACGACCCCGGCGTTCACTGACGTTTACGGCGACCTGAATGCGGGCCTGTCCACTCTCGTCAACGCCGGCAAGAAGCTGACCGGCTGGGCGTTCGACAACCGGTTCGAGCCTGTCCTGAACGGCTCGAAGGACACGGCTAACCGCCCGCTGTTCGTTGAGTCCCCGTTCACCGAGACGAACGGCCCCGTCCGCGAGGGTCGCCTGCTCGGCCGTCAGGCGTTCATCGGCGACGGCATCTACGACGCCACGACCAAGACCTACGGGTTCGCTGGCGACTGGTCGCAGGCTGCGTGGGGCGCCGTTGGCGGCATCTCCTACAACGTCTCCACCGAGGCCACCGTGAC